GATTACCAAAAAACTCAATATTCTTAGCAATATTGCGAGTTAACTCGTCATGAAGCACAATTTGCTCCATAAACGGATCAAACTCGCCCTCCCCTTCGGTACCACTGGCGTTTGGTTTGTTTAAAACCTCAACAGCCGGGATAAAACCAAGGGTATTGGGTCGTTTCTTAGCCGGAGTTAAAACCGCGCCGGGCTCTAAGTCAAAACTAAGTTCAGTATCCGTCTCCACCTCGCTAATTTCATCAGCTGTAATAGTCAGACGCACATAGCGCTTGTTTTGTCCGTAACTATTACTAGGTAGTCCAAGATTTGCGTTCTTAACTTTGTAGCTATAGACAATAATTACCTCTTCAACCTCACCGTTTACATCGTGATAGACGCGGTACTGATTTTTGTTGAAGAAATAAATCTGATATTTAAGTTTCGGGTCGGGGCGAAAGTAGAACAGGCCACACCCATCGATTAAGAAATTGCGAATAATCGCAGGAAATCGAATATCTAGCTTATTTAAAGCTATGACATCTTCTAAAAATCGAGTGCGGCTCTTGAAAGTGTCTTGATCGCAGTAAAAAGCCAGACCCTTCTTGATCATCAGAAGAATCATCTGCTGAAGATGGCTCAAAACAACCATGGTCGATGCCTGGCTGCTTCGATCCTGAGTGCGTGATGCCTCTAAGATCTCGTTGAATCTTTTTCTAGTTTCAGTCGAGCTGGCCATCTACACACATCACTGGTAATTGAGACCCTAAACAGGATCACTTACGGAAAATAGCTTCCTTAGCTTTTTTAGCCTTGGCTTTAGCCCGCTTGCGAGTCTCTTCAGAACCGCTCACTTCTTGGCCACTAGGAGCTTTCTTGGCTTCGCGATCTTCAGCAAACTTTTTGAGAAGCTCCGCAGGCATTTTGTCAGCCATTTGGTAGTAAGTACGCTTTGACTCTTTCCAGTTTAACCGCTTCCTCGGGCAAATCCTCGATTGGATACGAGGTTAGCAGATGATCCTCACGACCAAGCATGTCGGTATTACCTTCTTTGGGTTCAAAGTTCTCACACAACTCCTGGACCTCAGGGCGATCCCAGATGTAATACTCAGCAATCGAACGCAATTTAGTTTTACGCTTGTCCGCATCGCCCATCCAACTCAAATGCCACCCGGCATCCCTCTTACCAAAATATCTGTTGTTCTGTGTGGCACGCATCGAAGAGAGAGTGCCGAAATCTTTAAGTTGTTTAACAGTGCTGACAACCCCACAGCGCCAATCAAACAATTCACCACTAGGAGAAACCAACTGGCGATCAGCGCGTCCATAGTGCATAGACATGCTGAGGCGCACAACTTTATCTTTTTCTTCGCGAACAGTTTCTAAAAGCTCAGGAAATTTGGCTGGGTTTGCAATCTCATCGCAGTCTGAGCAAATAAAAACTGTATCTTCCGGCATCATGTGAAGCCCGACACCAAGAGCGTCCCGCTGTCCGCGCTCACGAATCCAGGGATCCGGCGCTTCTTCTGCAGAAGGAAGTTCTACATGGAGGACTTGAATTTTATCTTCAGGTAACCCAAGTTCACGAATTGTGTCTAAGCAGGTAAAAGGTTTATCCTCGCCACGATGAGTACGGTTTGCGTCCGTAATCAAAAAACCGTCGACGTGGTTCTCTAACGTACGAATCCGAAGCTCAAGAATTTCACGTTCATTAAAGTAACAGAAAGAGTCTATGAGCACTGTAGCTGAAGTCGTGTAGCACTATATTAGCCTACTATCGCTCCTGCAGATATTTCGAAACCTTTTGTTTAGCTCGCATCAGAGCGTTACCATTCGATTGCTCAGAGATCGCGTCGTCATCAGATTCCACTCCGTTGTACTGCTCGTTTGGAGCAGCTGGTGCCTGAGGTGAAGGGGAATACCGATAATCAGTCTCCTCGTCATCCACTCCCTCAGCAAAGGCATTAGTAGAGGGTTGATTGGCGCGGCGCTGCTCATCAGCGGCCTGCATATTCATCTGGTACGCCTTAGCAAAACCGAAAGCAGCCTGGGTGTAGGGATCCATCAGTACAGCACAAAGACGCCATTAACAGAACCGCTAATTAAGGCAGTACAAGCGATAGGGATAAGGTCATTCCCCTCCAGGTTAACCGCTGTTGCGTGCTGCCCTGGTGCGTCAGAGAGCTCAACAGTCAAATAATCTTTGCTGCTTGCCGCCTTAGCTTCGATATAAATGGCTCGACAAGTTGGAAAGTTTTTGCGACCAAGAGCGGGAGCCCAGCCAAAACCACTCGCATACGGCAGTACAGAAGTCTGCCCATAAACAGAGCCGAAAGCGCGAATATCCATGTAGAAAGACTGTTTCGTATATCTTAACTCGCCGTCTCTTGTTTTTCCAAGTAACCAATCAAATGATCTAAATACCACTTAGCTTTTCTAAGATCCTCTAATCCATTTTTATGCTTCTCTCTTGAAACATATTTAAGTACATTCATTTTGCAACCACCGCAGAATTCTTCGGGAGTCAAGCAAGACTCCATATAGTCAATAGTCTCAATCGATCCCTGCGTATAGTGATCAGGATGATTTACAGGATCACTATTATCTTGTTGTGTGTCTAAATCTAGTTCGGAGAAGGTCAGTTGAACATACTCAGGGTTACTCATAACCAAACATCTCCGAGACATCGATGACACGACCCAGCTTACCCTCTAATTCTTGGCTGTACTTAGTATCGCAGTGCTCAACTAGACCGCAAGAAGGTATGTGGACTTTGCCATCGGTCTCAACGATCGGTACAACTCGACGATGCTCCTGACCATCTCGCAAATTCTCAAACGCAAGACCCATAGAACTCCTGTCAGCGAGCGGCCAGCAACGAAACTGAGTCAATTCAAAACTTTTTATCGGATCAAAACTTACAGAGGTCACATACTGTTCCGCCATCTCCTGATCAAGGATCATCATGCCCATGTAGGGGTTACCCAAAGAAACAAATCCGACGAACTCGTCATCTAACGGTGTCAGATAAGACTCAACTTGATAAGGTCTATCGGCCCAGACATCCCGCGTGGGCGAGTTGAGCTGCCAAACTTTGTGATTATCGAAAGGAACTTTTAAAGACTCATAAGACTCATATCGACAGAAACCAGGCTCTAGGTTTAACTTCTTCAGCTTGTCTTTGTACAAAAACCAATACAGAAAATTCTCATTTGTAAAACAAATATCGTTTTCTGTGTAGATATAAAAGTCATAGTAGTGATTTAAAACAGCTTCTCGCAGTAAACCTTTGTGAGCCCAGGTTAAAGAGTAACCCTGCCAAGACTCAGAAGCGACAACAATATGAAGAGAGTTAAAAACAACATTAGACTCAATCAAATCTTTTAAAATAACTTTATCTTTTTCGTGCTCATAGTCGATGTATATAAACACATCTTTCTCTCCTGCTATCCCCTCGTAACCACGCAGGGTTTTAAGCAGGGAGTCGAAGCGCGAAAGTGGATTGTGCGCTGTTATGAAAATAATAAATCTGTAGTCTTTCATCAGTACTCCATTTCAAAATTGCCGCGACGCTGGAGGAAACACACTAAGTGTGTATATGCGTCCAACAAGTCGTCATGGGAAGTTGCGCCGATATTGATCAACTGATCAAAAAGAGCATCAAATTTACGGTACCTATTAAAAGTCACTCTTTTGTTTTCCAAGAGACCCAAGGTCCCCCGGAATCGAGCGATTTTATCCCCTCTAAAACCTTTAACCTCATGAATATGAAGGTTACCTAAGCCCCATTCACTCAACATGACACGTCTTAAATCTGCGGCTAGAGAAGCTTGATAAGCAACCGATTCAACAACTAGCGAACAAGTCGAGTAGGTCGGGTAGTACTTACCATCACTGTCTTCTTGAAGGATGCCCCATTCGACAAGCATCTTGCACAAAAGATCAATCTTCTCCAGATTGCCTATAGAGCGCACCTGGTGTGCGTCAATAATATAGTACTTATCCTTTAACCTACCTCCGAGAACAAACGCCGTGTAATCAGACGTTTCATTCTTGCTAGCCGATAAGTCAACGCCCACGGCTAGGCTGTCGAACTCAGTAACGACATCACCTCTTATTAATAGATCCGGCGAGAGAACCAAGTCTGACGTCATCACAGGTTGCTGCTGATACTGGAAAGCAAAAGCAACGGGGTCTAGTTCTTTTTGCCCTAGCAGGTAATCGACACTCCATTGCTCAGGCCAGTAACTAACGGCATCACCTTCATCGTCGTAAGTAAGCGCTTCTTGTTGTACCTGCTTCCAGCCTTTATCAGGTACGAACATCGTTTTATGGATGTCAAGAGGATGAAACCTAGTTCCAAGGCAGATTGCTCGACCGCCTTCAAAAATAATTGGTGCGATCACAGAGCTCCAGTTGTTATTCATCTCTTCTCTAATAGTAGGGTTTTTAATGTCAGTGCTTGATTTAATAGGGTCATCTACAATAACAAGGTGAGCACGCTTTGACGTAATCGAACCCCTCAATCCAGCAGCTCGAAGAGTGAATTCTTCGTCACCAACACGACTAATACCCGCATAATCAAAATCGATACTCCAACCGATGTCTGACTGCATACCTGAACGCAATTGAACTTTCGGAAAAATCTTTTTATAAGTTGAAGAATCGATAATTTGTTTAATGATTCGACTCTTAGGAATAGCCGTGGCGATGTTGTATGAACAGTAAATAATTTGCAGAGGGAGTCCTGCAGTAGTATGACGTCCAATAATCCATGCTGTGAACATGTTAAGCACAGTAGACTTAGCGCTACCCCTAGGAGCTAGAATGTCTAAATTAGGGCCAGCTATATCTAGTAAATACCGATTACTCTCACCTGTTATTAAGTGTTTGTGCCATTCCAGCATGTGAGCCGCCGGAGCCTTGTCCATAATCGTACAGAACGTATGGAAGTCATCAGAAGCACGCAAAAAGATATTATCGATAGCCCCACTCTCTGAATCCACAGCTCTTGCTGCGCGGAGTTTTAAAGCACGACGATACGCAAAAGTCTCTCTACTAGGCATGTCTCTCTAAAAAGTGTCTGTATACTGTTAGCAAGATTCTACCGCCAAATGGCAAAAATTCTTTGGTACGGCGACATTCTCTCTAATACAGGTTTTGCTAGAGTATCACACAGTATTCTGAGCCATCTAGCTCGCACAAATGAAGTTGTAGCGTTCGGAATTAACTACACTGGCGACCCGCACGAGCTGCCCTATAAGGTTTATCCGGCTGGGACACAAAATCCATCAGATCGGTTCGGTATAGGTCGTTTGCCACAAGTCGTCGAAAAAGAAAAGCCTGACTTCGTCATCTGCTTAAACGATATTTGGATTATTAACCAAGTATGGGAGCGAATCCATTTGCTTAAAGATTCGATCAAGTTTAAGTTCATAGCATACTTCCCGGTTGATTCAGAGTACTACGTGAGTTCTATGCTCTCGTACATTAGTGATTGGGATTTTGCAATTACATTCACAATCGAACAAGCTCAGCGTTTAATGGCTCAAGGCATCAAACCAAAACTTCTCGGTGTAGTTCCGCACGGTTTAGACGAAGGGAAATTCTTCCCGATTGAACAGAATGAGGCACGTCGAATGCTTCGGCTCCCTGAAGATAAATTTATTGTTCTTAACGCTAACCGTAATCAACCTCGTAAGCAGATAGATCTAACTATCAAAGCTTTCGCCGAATTCGCGATTGATAAACCAGACACGCTCTTATATCTACATATGAGCGAAAAAGATCTTGGGTGGGATGTCCGCGCAATTTTCGATACAGAAATGCGGAGAAAAAATTTACAGTCAGATAATCGCCTTGTGATGACGACAAGCAATATTGATTACACAAACGCTCCTCCCGATGAACTTTTAAATAAAATTTATAACGCCTGTGACGTTGGTATCAATACAGCAAATGGGGAAGGGTGGGGTCTCGTTTCATTTGAACACGCCTCGTGTCGAAAACCGCTTGTTTTACCAAACCACACGTCTTTCTCTGACATCTGGAAAAATAGTGCGCTTTTAGCCGACGTTGCCGCATGGGTGTACGACAAGGATTTGAGCGTTGAACGTGGGATTGTCGATATCAAAGACGCTGCTTTGAAACTCACAGAGTTATATGAAGACAAAACATACCGAGAGCACGTGGCCGATGCCTGCTACAAAGTTACCCAGAACCCTTCTTACCGTTGGGATCGAATCTCTGACGCTTTTAACAAAGCCATGGAGGAGCTGAACAAGTGACACAATTCCACCGCTACCGCACCTATAGCAACCGGGTACTTAAGCGTGCTTTTGTTCCTACCAAATCAGGATTCCCTTCTGTTTTCGATCAAGCTCATGACATTGGCGGAACGTTCACGCGCATAACTTCTGGACTACCAGAAAATAGTTTTGCTAACTTCAGCCCTTGTGTTATTCAACATCGGGGCGCAACTTTAATCGCGTGGAGGTCACAGCCTAAACATTTTGTGTTCCGGCACGACATGAAATATTTTTACTACAACAATACGCCTACAGATATTTGGATCGGACAAATGCTGACAGACGATACAATTATCGCTCCTCGCAAATTAATAAATAAACCTCACAAACTTAGCTACGAGGATCCTCGAATTTTTGTGTCTCCTGAGGATGACTTACTTTGTCAATTTGTTACCAGTACATACGCGACAAAATGGGATAAAACAAACCATAAAATAATTCAAACACCCAAAGTTTGTACTGGAGTAGTTAACGAATTCGGATCTCTTGTAGATAAATTTTATCCGCCTATTGGTTTAAACCTTGAAGCAGGTAAGGCAGAGAAGAATTGGTGCTTCTTCTCTGATCTACAGCATCTTAGATTGCTTTACTCCACGCAGCCTATTGTTGTTAAGACACCTGGGTGTGAGGATAAAGTTATTGACTCGACCTGTCTTAAAAAAGTTACAGGAGACCACCCGACGTTTAACTCGACTGCGCCAGTCCTAATTGATGACGAGTGGCTAGTTTTCTATCACTGGAAATTTATGTGCAGAGAACTAGATCGTCGCCCTTATCTGCTTTATGCTTTAGGCGCCTACACATTAGATAAAGATCTGACTCGAGTAACCAAAATGCTTAACGAACCGTTATTCATCGGTTCGACTAACGATGATTTGGTTACCTGGACAGATCCAATTGGTAATGACATCTCAAATCAACCGGCCTGCATTCTGCCATTCGGTTGCTTTATTGATGACAACGAAGATTTGGTGATGTCTCTAGGAGTTAACGATTACTTTATGGGTACCTTTAGAACACCTGTGCTTAACGTGTTATCTTTGTTGGAGCCCGTTGGGTGAAGAGCGTTAGCTTTTGATCCCACGAAGCCAAAGCGGGTTAGGGGTAGGTTCACGCCTACCCTCACTAATTTCTAGCTCTTCTCTTCTTTCTCGATGGTGCTCCAAATAACCATCGACGCATCTTCAAGAAGAGAATACATCGTAGGTGCGTCCTCAAAACTATTCATTAATTCGCGCATACAGCGATCAGCGCCAGCTAGTAACAGACCTCGACGATCTAACCCATCTGTAAGCTGTCGTACTGCTTGAATGTGTGAGCGTATTTCTTTTTGAAGAACAGCAATTTTTGTGGCGGCCGTCGCATAGTCCAACATGCCGGTAAGGGTCATTTGCCTTACGTTATGCAAATCAGTTTTTAAAGAATCAATCTCAATCAGAAGAACTTTCCGTAAATCTTCTTTTGGGTATTTTTCTTGTACCCACGCGGTTAGATCAGAAATAGACCCCGCGTAACTAGGTTTTAAGAACCGAGCGTGCAGGTACGCCTCAATATCACTAGCAGCGTTTTTCGCGTAGTGCTTGAAAGCATCCTGTTGAGACTTGTCTAGCGAACTAAGCCAGGCCCCAACAGTAGTCGAATCACCGATCGTAGATTTAATCACGCAAAAGCTCGTGTGCCAGCAAGAGCTTGGTTAGCGCCGAACTGTTTAAGAGCTAACTGACCTTTGGTAGCAGCTTTTGTTCGAGCTAAATCACCAAGTGTCCGTACTTTATCTAACTGAGCAGCATTTTCAAACTGTTGAGCGTTTAAAGCAAGTAAACCTTCATTACTAGCCCTTGTCTGCGCGATTGAATTAAGCGATTCCGCTTGATTTTTTGCTACGTCACCACGGAGTTGTTCTTGATACGAACGAACTCCAAGGTTTGTTGCACCCAACTGATTAGCAAGTTGGTTTTGTCCGGCTAAAGAAGCAGACCCAGCTTGGGCCAAAAGTTGAGGGGCCTGAAGCTCTGTGGACAGTTTAGCCTGTCCTAAGTTATACAGAGTGTCTAGACCTTTTCCAGATGCGTAGCCAGCGACTGAAGCCTGAAGCGTGGCATCTTTCTGAGCTCGCTGAAGTGCTTCAGTGAGTATGCTTAACTGAGCAGAAGCTTTAGTTGTAGCTTCTTGGCCGATAGCACCAGCTAAAGCACCTTGAAGAAGGCTAAGTCCCTGGTAGGCAGCAGTTAGAGGATTGTTCTGCGCAGCCATCTGGGCTGCAAATTGAGTATAGGCGTCACCAGGTTGACTACCACTGGAGCTACCACCTCCTCCTCCGCCAAAAAGACCGCCAAGTAGAGCTCCCGTGCCTGCAGAAGCGACTCCACCAGCAATAGCAGCACCGATACCGAGGGGAATTGCCATGACTAACTAATGGTGGACGAAGGTGTACCGAAACTAGCTCGACCTTGACCAGCTAGAGAAGCGCCACCCTGAAGAACATTAGGGTTCGGCATACCAGCGGTATAAGCCAGCTGCATCATCCCTAAGCCAAGTGTCGCATCTCGATTAATTTGAGCTTCTGTGATGCCACGCCAAGCAGCGATTGTGTCGCCTTCAATTTTCCTGCGAGTCAATTCACGGGTCTGCTCCATACCCGCGATGCGACCAAGCTCTTGCATCCGCTCATAGTTGGCCTGATCAATAGCGGCCCGCTGAGCGTAAAAAGCGGGATCGATAACAGACTCGATCAGCCGTCCTTTTTGCTTCAGCTCTTCTTCCGAATAAGCTGCGCTCTGTCTATTTTTTTCTTTTAATAGTTCGGTGAGAATTTTGATTTGTTCTTCAAATGTCTCCTGGCTCTGAGGCTGAGTATTTGAAGGATCGGGGGCACCTCCAGCAGGAACACCAGCACTACCTTGAGGTACTGCTGTCTCAGGAAACACAGATTGCAGTCCCCCACGGAGGCCCGAGGCCACATAGGGTGCACCTAATACTGCAGCCCCTACGTATGCGCCTTTCTTCAACAAGTCGCCAAGCACTGGAGACGCTGCTCGCCAACCTGCAGATGCTGCGGGTCCAACGGCTTGTGTGATTCCTGAAATGCGACTCATCGGCCTGTGCTCACAGCTTCAATCCCTGGGTAAATACTAGGACGAGCAAGATAAGATTGCGCAACTTGTTGCCCAAGTCCGCTAGTAGCTTGTGCCTGCGTGCCCGCCGTACGCAAGGCTTCTTGAGCCACAGCGCCTTCGACTTCCGCAAGTTTACGTGTCAACTCACGTTCACCTGCTTGAGCGGCAGATTCACGCAGAGCTGCTTCGCGATCTGCGATAAGAGCGTCGGCGTCAAGAGGAGGAAGACCCATCAGACTTCGACGAAAATTGAGGCTTTCGTAAGCCATCTGAAGGCGCTGAGCCTCAGGGAGGGGGATCATATATTTAATCAACTCAGCAATAACCGCGTTAAGTAACTGGTTACCTCCCAGAATCTGGGCTCCTTTTGCAGCTGTAATAGGAACAGTCATAACTACGAGAGTCCGGGATTGTCGTAACCAGTGCCCGACTTAGGCTTAGTCTGTTTTAATTTTAAACTATCTGCAAGCTGTTGATCACCTAAGCCAAGCTGTGTTTGCTTAGGAGAAGGCAGCGAAGAAGTCTGAGGGAAATTACTTTCCATATACAACTGCATAAAAGTATCCGCATTAAGCTCAGGGGAGAGCTTGCGAACATCTCGTTCTCGCAGCTGTCGTTGACGTGCGTTAAGTGTCATCAGCTCAGAGCTTGATAGGCGCGAGAAGGCTCAATTCCGTTGGAGGACGGAGCGTTCAGTACGCTGTAATTTGAACCGAGATTAGGAGTGTCGTACTCCATGGGGCGTTGAGAGGAAAGACGATCAGACTCTTCGTCTTCCTGATCAGACAGCTGCTCTAGCAGCATCATTATCAATTGATACTCCTCTGGGTCCAGCAAAGCCAGAAGCTCCATCAGGTAAGCATCCTCGTGGGGACGCTCTGGCTCAGTGCGGAGACGAGACGCCAGCTGCGCTTTCTGCATAGGCATCGTGTTGTCAGGGTACCCGTTTAACGAACGAGTGGCACCTGTGTAAAAACCATCTCCTTCCATGCCAGGCATCGGAGGCAGCCCTTGACCAAACCGACGCACAATTTCAGCCGTAGCTGGTGTGGCTGCAGCCATCTCGGCTGTTGTCTGAGGTACAGGGAGCCCTAAAATGCGAGCAGCTAATTCGTAATCGGCTTTAGAAAACACCAGACACCACCACGGCTGATTCTTCTATATTACCGCGAATATCCAAGATATCGCCAGGTACACAACTTAGAGTCACACAAAGCTTCTCCAGTACATCAGGAGACGGTATGTAATCAGGATCACTATATATTTTCCTTGTCGTTGTCGGTGACAAGTTAGCTCGCTTACTTAAAGCAAACGACGACAAGCTTTTACTATCTAAAAGTGTTTTTAACTTATTAACAAGCTTGCTGCTGCCAGTATAAGAAGAGTAAAAAGGCATACTACTGGAACCAAGTTGACTTAATCATAAATCCAGGATCCAGATTATAAGTAGAAATTAAGTTGTTACACGAATCAGCGGTAAGTGCATAAATAGAATTTAAGTCACAATTTAACTCAGAAGCAATCAACTTACTTATTTCTTTAACATTACACAACAAAGGTCTTGAAGAATACACAGTACATCTATTATCTTCGAGCATAACGCAAGCACCTGCACTATCCCAAGAGTATGGAAAAGATGCTGCAGCCCTATACATAATAGATTCCTTAGGATAAGTTAAAGCACTAGCACGTATATTTTGTAAATTGCGGCAACACAGTGAACAACCTGTGCACGGAAAATCGTCTGAAAACATGGTAGATCTAGAAACCAAGATGTTTCCGGCGCACGAACTCTAAATCACACGTGGTGAAATCGAATCGATAGGAAGCTCGGGAACATTAAAAGGAGTTTTGTACGTATCGCCCTCCACATGCGCTTGCCAAGCCTCACTCCACTTCATGTGCATGTATCTTTTGTTAAGTTCATGTGCCACGTGTACTGCGGTCTGTAGCCGAGGCTCAGAACGCCAAGTTTGAGACCCGTCTGAGTAATCTTTGTATCTACCGTGGTAGTACCCGTGCTCTAGCGTCAAAACCCTCTTCAACTCGTCATGTATAAAACGCATCCCATAATCCATGTCTTCACAGTAGCCAGGGTATAAGTTCTCATCAAACAAACCATACTTATTCACAACCCAGTCTTTTAGAAGAAAAATGTCCCAACCGCCGCCAGAACCGTGGACAGTGCCCACCTCTTCGTCTTGTGCCTTATTGTTCATCTCCTCTAAAAAACCAGGTTCAAACATAACGTCGTGATTAGATATAACCCAGTACGGTGCTTTCATGAAGCACTTAATTATTAGATTCCAGGCACCAGAGCAGCCGATGTTGGCTGGCATATGGGTGACATGAACCTTCTTTACAAACGGATTAGACAAATTACGAACGTTTTCTACCGCGTCTGTAATCTGCCCACGGCCGTTGTTATTTATAACAAAAAAGTTATCAACCGGGTAGTCGATGCTCATAAAGAGCCTGTGTAGCCAATAAGGATTATTGACGATCGCAGTACCAAGAACGGGGATGGACTCCGCCATTTGAGCAATAGCTTATGTCAGTATGTTATCAGACTAAAGCCTGAAATAGGTTACACCCTCTAGCGTCTTCGGTTTGGGCTTCGGGAATGTCGAAAGTGCAGCCACTAGACGCTAAGTGAACACAATCGCAACAGGGAATCTCAGGAACTTCGATCTTAACAGGAAGCTCCACTGCTGGCTTAGGGGACTCAAGAGGCACTTCTAATACAGCGTCCCTGATAAGAGCAAACTTAGAGCGAAGCATACGAAGCTCTTCATAGCATTCGGATGGAACTTCGTACATAGTCTGCTTAAAGTCACAGGACTCGCACCTATAGCGACGACGAGTCCCATCGAAAGTTTTCCTACTTTCTATAATTTTAAATTTATGCTGGCCACAGGAAGGGCACTCTTTGCTTTGGTGGTAAGCGTAAAAACCACTTAGTTGAACTTCGGTGTGCTTCTTAAGCTGCGATGCCATTTAAATTGAAGTTAAAAGAAAATACCCGAGGTGGGATTCGAACCCACGCTGGAGCGATTTTAAGTCGCTTGCCTACTACCGCTGGGCTACTCGGGCTTGTAGTTGAGGTAAAAGCCGTAGCGTACGGACTATAGCGCAGGTGCCTCGTCAGAATCGGATTTTTTCCAAGTTTTGTCGCCTGGAAGCGGTTCTGTGCCATACTCAAAAGTATCATAGTCATCTTCATTACGAGGATCCTCTACAAGCACATAATGCGTGGTTTCCGTCTCAATAAAAGATTGAAGGTTTTTGATGGCTTCCTTTAGAAGTTGCTGTTCTTCTGGGGTTAGTTCGTTGGGCTCAGACAAAGTAATCACCTCTCAGAGTTAAGGTTAATGGTGCTCGTAGAAATTAAGGTAGGAGTTAACATATCGACGGCAAGAAGGAGCATCTCGGCGTCCGTACTTCTCCTGCTGTAACACCAAACACTTGCCCACAGCGGCATTAAACTCATTCATGCGCGTCGCGTAAGAGTCTTGATTCCTTACAAATTTAGGAAATAGTGTTGCGAAAGCAATCAGTAAACAAACAGAAACGGTTAATCCGAAGACTTGAGTCAGGACAGCGTAGAGGACGGCGTCTTTGGAGTTGGCTTTGATTTCGATGTTGTTTGGCATGTAAGTCACCGAGTGACATGACAAGCATACACCCCAAACCCGAGCATGTCAAGAAAACCCTGCTACGATGCTGACACACCAAGGTTTTGACCATGACCACGACGAGTAAGCCAAGCTTTAAGGAGCTGATGGCCCAACTAGGCGAGGAAGCGGCAGAAACAGCCCCCGTGGTGCAGGTTCAAGGTAAGAAAAAGTTAGACGAGCGTTATAAGTTCAACCAGGGTTGGTACGACGCCCTTTTAAACACTGATATGGTGATGTGCACCCGAGATGAGGCGTCAGATCTTCGGTTAGACCCGTCCGCCAAGCGTCAAGTTGTCGAAATCGGCGTCTACGAGGGCGCTTCTAGTTGTTTTTGGTCTGATTTCTACCTTTCTCACCCTGATTCGCGCCTTATTTCTATCGATCCGTTTACTGGAAGTTCAGAACACCACGAAAAACCAGAAAACTACCCGGAATTACCGAATATCGAGCTCATCGCACGAGGAAATATCGCCAAATCCGACAACGCAGCTAAGATTGAAGTAATCAAAGGCTGTAGTTGGGATATCTTCCCCGAACTCAACCGCCGTAATGAAGGCGAGCCTTGGATTGACGTCCTCTATATCGATGGTGCACACGATCCTACTTCTGTCGCACGGGATACCGCGTTGTATGTCCCTATGGTTAAGACTGGAGGCATCGTCATCTTTGACGATTACGGCCACCCCGACGTCAGGCGCGGCGTAGACGGAGCACTTAATGCGTTCGCTTCAATGCAGCTTGCAGTGTTTACAGGGTGGCAACTCGTTACCAAAGTTGCATGACTAGCGAAAACAACTGCCGGGATTGTCGGTATTTTCAAATGACGCACGACGCGGAAGTCAACGCGACAGGA